AATCGCCGAGTACTACAACATCGAACTCACCACCCTCCACCTCTCTCAAGTTCTTCGCCCAGTCTTCGCCGAGTCCTCCTCCTCACAGGTCGGCCTGAGCATCCCCGTCCCAGATGGACACTACACCTCCGAACAGATGAAAGACACCATCGTCCCGAACCGCAACATGCTGCTCATCGCGCTCGCAGGTGCGTTCGCGGACTCTACGGGTTGCTCTTCCGTAGCCTACGCAGCTCATTCCGGAGACCACGCAATCTACCCTGACTGTCGACCGGCCTTCGCAGAGTCATGTGCCACCACGCTGGAGCTCGCAACAGGCGTGAAGCTCATCCGCCCATTCATCGACAAGACGAAGGCGGATATCGTCGCGCTAGGCGCGTCGCTGAAAGTCCCCTTCCACCTCACCTACTCCTGCTACAAGGGTCGCTATCACACTCATTGTGGAACGTGTGGAACGTGTTACGAACGGCGTGAAGCCTTCACCCTTGCCAACGTTCCCGACCCAACCCGCTACGAGGACGGCGCATGAACCTCACCTGGTGGGAATACGAAGAGCTCATCGAGCACTTTCACTCGCGGCCAGACATCTGGAAGGCCAACGACAACCTCTTCAGCTGCGCAGTGGGCGTCGAGGTTGACTCGACCCTATTCATTCGCCTTCGCCTCCCCTCCGACCTCACCAGCCCGTTTCGCATCTATCATCTCATCGCGGATTGTCAAGAGTGGTCCGCTGACGTCACCTCCGCATACGTCGTTGAGTTTGTGAACGCGTGGACCTCCCACAGTCGCCGCACCGCAATCGAATCATTCCTCCACGAGAGCTTGAAGATCGACCTCAATGTCGCCACCCTCGCCGCAATAGCAATCGAATCCTTCGACTGGTCCTCTTCTCGCCTTGAAGCACCGACTCCTCCATCCGTGCGCATCACGCCCTCCCTCTTCCCTGAATTCGTCGTGCCTGGCCACTCCGTCGCATCGGACCCGCTCGACATCGGGACGTTCCTCTTCTCATCCGGTAGTGGGTGGCTCCGCCTTCGTCGCACGCATGGAATGCTTCGTACCTCACTTTCCCTCCGCGGAAAGAACGGCGACACCCACCTCCTCGACGGCTTCGTTCGCCCACGTGACATGTCAGTGGAAGAGTTCTCCAGCTCGATGCTCACTAGAGGAGACGAGGCATGAAGAGACCCATAGTCCTCAACCAATCCTCGTTCAAGGACTTCCAGAACTGCCAACGGCTCTACGGTTGGAAGCGGATTCAAGGTCTCGCTCCAGTCGGTCGACGTGGCGTTCTCGAAATCGGCACTGCAGTTCACCTCGGCCTCGCCGTCTTTCACGCTGGTGGGATCAATGACGCCAACGACTTTCTCCCTCAGTTGGATGTGGACGCGGACGAAGAAGAACGCGCTGAATATAACATAGCCCGAGCTCGTCTCGAGGCCGTTCTCAAACAAACTCCGCTCGATCAAGCAGTCTTCGCCGCGGCGCACAAGCTCACTGAGCGAGCAGGACCGTCATCGTCCTTCATGGACAAGTCCCTCGAAGACGCACTAGCAATCGTCACCACAATCCTTCCAGCCTACGTCAAGCGCTGGGCGCCCGAGGGTGAACTCTGGCATCCACTCAACCAAGAAATCGAATGCCTTGTTGAGGTTGGCGACGGAACGCAGAACTACCTCCGCCTCAAATCCGACAACCTCTCCTCGGCGAAAGGAGGGTTGTACCTGGTCGACTACAAAACCATGGGCAAGCTCGACCCTCGCGACATGCTCAAGTACGAAATGGATATTCAGCTGACCGCCTACATCTACGGACTCACCAAGCAGCTGACATCCGACGCTTTGTCCCGTGGTGAAGAACCCGTCTTCATTCGTGGCGCAATCATCGATGTGCTCGTCAAGACTCAAACGCCTCAATTCGCTCGTGAGTTCTTCTCCCGTACACTCGACGAGCTCGCTGAGTTTGAGGGAGAGTGGAACGAAGTCTCCGACCGAATCCGAGCTCAGCACGACCGCGTCTACGCAGGAGAAGATTGGAAGATTGTCTTCCCCAAGAGCACCGAGCATTGCTTCCATTACGGCACGTGTGCTTTCCGTGACGTATGCCTGAAAGACACGCCCGTTCGCCGGGCGTTGTACAACACTCGCGAACCGGACTACGTCGACACCGCCCAAGAAGAACTCACTCGCATCTGGCGAATGGAGGTTGTCAAGTGAGAAACGCTCTCGTCCTTGTCCTTGGCGATCGTGTACGACGCTCGTCTCGCTTTCCTGACGAAGTCGATCGTCTGGGGTCTATCTCTCGCATCTACTCATCCGTCCCGACTCTCACGGGAAACGTTCACGAGCTCTACGCTGTCCTCTGGGACGGAGACAGCGCGGAAGAAGTCGGGTACTTCGAGTTCGGACTCTGCCTTGTCCGATCGAAAGGAGGTCAGTAGAGGCGTCGTGGAACGTGGAACGTGGAACGAACGTGGAACGTGGAACGAACGAACGAACGAACCAACAAACGGAGGACACTATGGAACGTGAAGCGTTGAAAGCCGAGATTTGCACCTTCATCAACAGCCAGTGGGAGGACGGTGAAGTGGACCTCGGGGATGCGTCGCACGAGATTGGTGAGTTCATCACCAGCCTCCTCGGTGTGGAGGACGAAGAGGACGACGAAGAAGACGAAGAAGACGAAAGCGACTCCGACTCCTCGGACTCCGACTCCTCGGACTCACAGAAGTGACGTTCACACCGTCTGCAAAAAAGGGTCTCCCCAAGCTGTCGAGGACAGACCAGCTCAAGGCAACCTTCGGCACCGTACTCGGCTACGGACCAGCAGGCGCAGGGAAGACCCGATCCATCGCGTCTCTGAAGCGTGCGGGAATGGAGCCTCTAGTTCTTGCTTGTGAGTTAGGACAGACTCACGGCCTCCTCTCCCTCGCGTCATCCGAGATCCCATTCATTCAGTTCACGACACACTCAGAGCTGATTGAAGTCCTACGTGAGCTCAAGAAGAAACCGGGCAAGATCGAGTACGAGCAAACAGAGTTCGGATCCATCGTACTCGACTCCATCACACAGTGGGGAGAGATGCCACTCGATCGCTTCGTCGAGCTGAAAGGCTGGAGCGATCTCCACGGCATCACCATGAAGGGTGACGGAAAAGATCCGCGAGGTGCGTACGGCTACCTCGCGGAGAAAGGACGGCAGCTCTACAAAGAGCTCTTCGAAGTTCACGGCCACCTCTACATCATCGCGAGGGAGGGTCTGTTCGAAGCGGAAGAGGGCGGCATGAGATTCGCTGCTCCCGAACTTCCAGGACAGAAACTTCCTCGCGAGCTTCCTGGATGGCCCGATGCAACCATCCGCCTTCGTGTCGTCGCAGGCAAGCATCGGATGATCACCAAAGGAGAAGGCGGGTGTCCTGCCCGTGTTCGTCTTCCAGAGGCTTTCAAGCCTCTTCCCCTTCGGTGCAATCCGGACATCGGACTCCTCATCAAATACATGTGTGGTGATGAGACGGTCTTCTCAGCGCTCGACCCGAAAGACCCGACACCTGCCGCACCGGCAGTTGTCACTTCAACAACGTAGGAGACTCACAATGGTTTCTATCCCGAACGCACCACGACTCGGTGACATGCCGAAAGGCGAGCCGCTTCCCGAGGCAGTTTACCACGTCCGCCTCGACAAAGCGGAGTTCAAGCTGTCGAACGAGAAGAAGAACCCGATGGCTTCGTGCCAGTTCACCGTCTTCGGACCTGATGAGGCCGAGGAGTTCCACGGTCGGAAAATCTTCGAGAACCTCATGCTGACCGGCGAGGGCATGTTCCGCACGCGCCAGCTCCTCGAGCAGACTGGCGAGACGGACGACTTCGTCCTCGAGGACACCGAGCAGCTCATCGGTCGTGAGGTCGGCGCCGTCGTTCAAGTCGAGAAGGAACGCAAGGACGCAACGACTGGTGAAGTCTACGGCGCGCGCAACAAGATCGCACGGTTCGTCGCGATCTAAAATCTCAAAAGTAGGGGTGCTGGCTGGGAAGGCTCTGCGACCC